AGTCAATACTTGAAAGTCTGGTATAAAACGTTTCATAGACATAATGAATTCACCATCACCTCTAAAATCAGCTATACCAGTAGATTGACCTGTGATACCTCTTCTTGCTGCAATATCAAAATCACCTGATTGTATAAAGGCATTAATAGAAGTAACACCAGATGAATTGACTTGATCGGTTCCTGTTTCATGTTGGTAATATATAGATGCTCCATATAAATTTGTAATACCTTGAATATTAAAATTAGGTGTAGCTGTTGAATTATATTGTGTTGCATAAGGTACATCAAATACACCAGTGTCTGCATACGATGATCTAGCTAATGATCCAGTTGTCCAACAATTTTCTCCATAGTTATAAGTAACGCATCTGTCAATTTGTGTGCTTCCAGATTTTGGATAAAACCAAGTAACTTCGTTATATAAAGTATTGTGTTCCCCATATATAATTTCATTAGCATTGTAATTAATTCCTAAATTATTTCCTGTTGTTGTAAATACAAAATCTTCTACTAAACAAGGTAATGCTTTCACAGTACCATCAAATGCAAAAAATCCACCTTCACCTGACATCCAGAATATCATACCATTAGAATAACTAACTGCATTTTGTCCAATACATCCACAGTTAGTTCCAACCTGTCTAACACTAAATGTAAATGGTGGACCAACGAATTGAATTACATACGCTGCGCTATCTGTTAATACAAATACATAATCTTTACCTTGTAAAGCAGCTACAATTTTATTTCCTGTATCCAGTCTAAAAGTACCTGCAGTATTTGTTGCTGTTGGTTGGTAAGTTGAATAGTCTTCTTGGTTTGAGAATCTTATAAACATTGGATCTTGAGTTAAAGGATTTCCAATAGTTGTTTCAGTTCCAAAGTGAAATAAGTGTCTATCTCTATCGGATACTAAAGTTAATCTTGTTTTAGTAGGAGCACCTGACATGAGAGTCGCTCTATTTGATCTTGCATTAGTTGCTCCTGCATTCCAAGTAAATGTTCTGCCATTTTTAATTGTTGCAATTAATATTTGACCAAAGTTGTCAAGACTCCAGAGGCCTGGATCCAGGATCACATCACTAGTTGTACGTTCTGTGCCCCAGGTAGAATCTCCCCATAAATATGTTCCCCATCCATAACCTGCTGTTTGAAATGTTGGACCAACATTTACATAAGGATCTATTTGTGCGGACCCTGTTCCAGAAGTTGTACCTGCTGAATTAGATGGCATAGTAATATCAAATGTATTTGCAGTTACATTGTGAATTTCAAATGTATTATTTTCAAAATCTGTTGTGGCATAACCTGATCCTGTCGGAACAGTAACTGATGAAAATGTTATATATCGTCCAGTGGTTAATGTATGAGACGTTTTATTTACAGTAACTGTCGGAGAACCAGTTGTAGCATCAAAATCAGCTCCAGTAATTGCTGTGTCTAAGGGTGTAATGTCATAAAACTTATCACCATAATATAAAAATAAACCTTGTGACGTTCCAATAGCCGCATACTTTTCACCAGCTAAAGATGTCCAGGTATGTTGTGCTCTAGCTGCACCTGGAAGAGTTTCATTATCAATAGTTAATTGTTCCCAACCTCCTATTTTCTCTGGAAGTCCATATCTAAATCGAACAAAATCCCCATCAGTCCATTGAGACTCAGCTCCTGACTGTGTTATTTGTTTATTAAAACCTGGTTTAAATTGTAGTTTTTGAAGCATAGCACCTCATTATATATGCTTTTTATTATTTTGGTAGTATTATATTCCAATCTAACTTAGATAGCAAATCTTCTAATTTAACTTCTTTTAGCTTATTTTCTATCATATATTTTTTTAATTCTTCCGTGTCTACCAAAATCCAATTTTTTTTATCTTCAAATAATACCTTATCTGCCTGGCTTTTAGAATTAATTAATTTTCCTTTTTTATTATTTGGGTAATCACTTAAATACCTGATATCAAATTTATAATATTGATTAGATTTTTTTAATAAACCTTCAACTTGATAATTTTTATTTACATGCCATGTTACATTTTGTAGATATTTTTCTACAAAATTTATATTTAAAGAATCTATCATTTAAAAAAAATCACTATTAAAAGATATAACTGTTTTTCTTAAATTAAAATTATTTTTTTTAGAAGTATGAAGTATAGAAGCGGGTAAAGTAATTAAATCACCTTCTTCAGCTAATATATTTTTAGTTTTTTTACTATTTATAATTGGTTTTATTTTTGTAACCATAGTTTTTTTTGGAAGCTCTAAGTAATATATATTGGTAAAGTTTGCCTTTGCATGTCTATGCCACCCATGAAAACTATCTTTATAATATTGTTGAAACCATGTGTTTTGAATTCTCCATCTTTTTTCGTTAAGTAATTCTTGTATTTTATTCATGTAAGGATCTAATATGTCATAAAAATAATTTAAATATCTTCTTTGATATTCTTTTGGTAAATTCCAATCTGTATGTGAAATAGTTCCATAAGAATTTTTTGGAATCTCGTTTATAAGAGACAGTAATTTTTCTTTTATTTTGTTATGTTCTTTTATTTTAGTTTTTATATAAAAATTTTCTATAGGTATAATTTTCATTTTACCACACCCAAGAAACAAAGCTATCTCTAATACCTTTTTTTACAGGATTAACTTTATGTGGATATAAAAAATTAGATGGAAATATTAAAACATCTCCTTGTTTTAATTTAATAACATAATCATCAAACATTACAAATTCACCTCCTTCAAAATCATCATTTAATAATCCTACAACTGATAAAGTTGGAATTCCTTTTCTATCTCCATCAAACATATCTTTAATGTGATCACAATGTTTAGCCATTAATTTTCCTTTTTTATATCTATTAAACCTAATTGAAGTAAATCCATTCCAAGATTTAAAATAATCACTTTTAAAATCAACAATTATATATTGATAAATAGTTTTCCAAATTTTATCAGTTAATATTTTTTTAGTTTTTATATTACTCCAAGAAATATCTAATTCTTTAGTATCACTTTTTGGTTTATAATCATTTTTATCATAACTATAAAAAGTATGAGTTTTCCAATCTTCAATATTTTCTAATTCCTTTCTTATTTTTTTACATAAAGATTTTTCTAATGTATTATATACTTTAATATAATTTTTTAAATTAGTCGTCATATTATTAATTCTGATAAATCTTTGTTTTCTCCGATAATTCCTTTATAAAAAGTATTAAACGCTAAACTTATTCTAGTATTATTACCTTTTTTAATATCTACTTGATGTGTTGTAGAAGAAGGAAATATTATTAATTTACCTGTTTCTACTGGAAACCACCATGAAGTAGAATTCCATATATTATATTCTTTAATAATAGGAGATATTTGAGCGTATCTTTTTAAAGGAAAAAACTTTATTGTATCATTTTCTTTGTCTGCATTAATATAAAAAACTCCCGAAACAACAGAGTTGGGGTGTTCATGTTGATGATGAAATTGATTTTCCTCAGTATAGTTTAACCATGATTGAGTTATGTAAAGTTTAAGATCAGTTTTAGGACATATTATTTTTTTCAAATAATCATCGCAACAATCCTGTATATATTTTTTTATTTTTCTTAACTCTGGTCTATTTAAAATATAATTGTCAATTGTGTTAATATTTCCTTTATTTTTTACACAATAGTTTTTTTGTTGATCAAAAAATTTTAATTCCTTATTAGAAAATTTTCTATTGAAATAAGATTCATAAATAGGTGTTGGAAATAGTGAATGTATAAATGATTCTATCATATTAAAAATAATTAAAATTTATATTTACCCTCATTGATTCATCTGTACATGTTGAACTGTTGTGAAGTTTATAAGATTCAAAAAAAAGACCTCTATTTTCAATAGACTCTATTTTTTTTCCATTCTCTAAACGCGTAAAACCATTGTTTGTATTTATATAAAAAATAAATCCCCTGTGTGAAAAACCCATATCTATATGTTTGTCATGTTCAAATATTTTATCTGTTTTTGAATAAAGGTTTGCCTTAGCTCTAATCAAAGATCTTATGTTTAGTTTATTTAATATTGGCAGTAATAAATTAAATTCATTACTATTTGAATGGTTATTTTTATAAAAAGTATGTGTAAAATAAAAACCATCTTTTGATGTAAATTGAGCAACATATCTATTCAAATACCAAGAAAAATTTGATCCTAACATTTTATTTTTAATATTTAAAAATTCTTGTTTTGGTAAAAAATTATCAACTATTTTATAATTCATTATTAATTTTTTCTTTTATTAAAGTGTTACCTGATATAGTAATTGAGTTACTATTCTTTAAAACCATATGCTCCAAGTAACTGGGAAATACAATTATTTGTCCTTCTCTACATTCTACTTTAAATATATCACTAAATAATGACAAATCTGAAAGAAATGTTTTTCTATAATAACTTTGTATTAATTGAGATGCAGGATTAAAAAAAACTGTGTTTGATTCTTTTATTTTTTTATAAATTACAAAAGAAAAATGACTTCCAGGATGAGAATGTTTTTCTTGATAATCATTATTTTTATAATTGTTTTGCCAAATTGAAGTAAGAGTTATGTTATAAGCTTTATGTATGTCTTGATTAATAAGTTTTATTATAGTTTCTAATATATATTTTGTAGAGTCCTCAGTTATTTCATTGTGACAGTCATGAGAACTTTCTGTTTGAGATAGCCATTGTCTTTTGACTTTAAAATTTTTTAATTTAATTTTGTTTAAATCTATATTACAAATATAGATTGGTATAGAAAAAACATTTAATTTCATTTCACTCTTTCTCTTTGTTATAATATATAGATATATATATATATATTATTTTTTATAAAGTTGCA